CGCCTTGCGCTGATACTCGCCGTTGCGCGCCACGATGTCGGCGATGTAGTTGCCCGCCGTGATCATCTTCATTTCGTCCACCGACACGTCGAGCAACAGAAACCCGTAGTTCGGGAACGCGCCGATCGCGAGTTGATGATTGTCGGTGGTGGCATGGATCAGCACTTCGTGGTCATCGCGCGAGCGCCGCAATTCCATCTCGAACGCAATGCCGCGCAAGTCCAGTTGCGGCATGCCGTCCACAATGCCGCTGCCGTCGTCCACCACGTACTTGAACGACTCGATCCAGTCCTGATTGTTCGCGGTCTCGATCGAGACAAAGGCGAGCGGCAGCGCCAAGATGTTGGACACGGCGTCATCCCCGTTTAGAAGCGCGCGACGAAAGCGTCCCACGCCGCATTCCACGGCGGCCACTTCACGTCTTGATACCATTCGTCGTCCTTGGCCGTGATCATGGCATCGCTCGACCCGAGCATGCTGGCCGGGTCGCGCGTGGCCGCGCCGATCCACGCCCAAATCGCGCTCGCGCTGTCCATGTCGGATTGCTCCGCTGGCGTCGCCGGGCGCGCTGGCGATTGCGTCATGCGGTCCATCTGGATGTCGTTGATGTGCGTCGTGATGTTGCGTTGTGCCTGATCGCTCACTTTCTTGGTGATGCGGCGGCGACATTCGAGCTTGCACGAGTCGGATCGAATCTGATCGGTGATGGTGGGCGGGTTGAAACCGTCCGGAATTTGCTCGCCGTTCGGCCCGGTCAGATACTTCAACGTCGGTGATGGCCCACCGTAATCGCACAGCACGAACGCGCCGACGCCATAGATTTTGACCGGATCGATGGCGATCTGATCGTCGCCGTGGGTGGCCATCACGACGGTCGGTGGCTTGCAGATGTAGAGCGGCATGACTGCCCCCTTTATGCGGCGATGAAGGAATTGCCGTTGCCGTTGGTATTCTTGGTCGGCGAGAATTGCGCGGCGGCGTTGGTGTAGCCGCCCGCATAGATGGTCGAGTTGATCGAGGCGGTGAAGTCGCCCGCCGCACAGTTGGCCGTGGCCCAATTCGGCGAGTTGGCATCCGACCCGACCGACACGTTGAAGCCCTGATAGGCGTTGCTGATATTGCCGCCGTCGCCTCGGAACGAGCCCGACGACGTGACGTAAACGCCGATATACTGCACCCAATACACGAACAGCTTGTTCGCGTTCATGGTGCTCGATCCGTACAGCGACACGCCGCCGTAGCAGCCATAGATCGCGGGCCAGTCGGCGTCGGTGGCGAGATTGATCTGCGCCTGATTGCCCGCCGCGATACCCCACGAGTAGCACTGCGCCACCACGAACGCGGTGTTGGGGTCCGCGCCCGAGCCGAACGACATCGACGTGCTGTCCGACATATTCCAGCCGCTGAGAAACGCGCCGACACAGTAGACGTTGCGGCCGGTGATGGTGGTCGAGTTGTACGCCGCCCAACACGAAGACCAGTTGCACACCGCCACGGTGTCCACATAGATGGTCGAGCAATCATAGGCATAGAAGCCGTTGCAGTTGTTGGCGATGGCCCCCGGCCCGCTGATCAGCAGGTTCTTGAAGTTGGCGCGCGTGCCGTCGAATTGGAATCCGCTCGTGCCGGTGAAGTGGATTTCGGTTTGGAACGCGGTCCTGAGCATGGCGACGTTGGTCACCATATCGGCGGCGATGTTGGCGTTGGCGCTGCCGTTGACCACGAAGTTCGGCCGCTTCGGCACGAAATTCATGCCCGCGCCTTCGATGTAGAGCCGGTCGCCGTCCGGATGTGCAATGGTGATCGGCGCATTGTAATTGTGCTGGACGGGCGAGCCGGTGGCCTGCCCTTGCATCACCAAGTGGATCGCGCCCGTGCGCGCGATGCGGCGGCGCGAGGCCCAATCGAGCGCTTGGTAGAGATCGGAAAAGTCCGGCGTCGGCGACGCGTTCGGGCCGACGATGAAATTGGCGCTGGCCTGAATGATGGCGCGGTCGATGGGCGACAGCATGATGAAGCTCGCGCCGTCATACCGCACCAAGATCGTCATGTTCGGCATGATGTCACCGATCGCCAAGTCCTGGCCGGTCGGCAACTTCAACGGATGGACGCCGAGCGCATTGAGATTGACATCAACCGGCCCGGTGTTGCGGTTCTTCACATAGATCGCAAATTCCTGCCCGGCGGCGTAGGCGGTCGGCGCGATCAGCGGCGTGCCGATGATGTGATTGACGGTGCCGACATCGACCACCCAATCCGCGCCGTTGTACCAGCCGGTGCCGGTGATGGTTTGGTTGCTCGTGCCCGAGACCAGTTGGAAATAGGTGCCGTCGTGCACGAGAACGGCGATGCCGCCTTGCCGAAGCTCGCCCGCGTAAAGCTGCGAGCCGTCTTTTTTCACGATTTGCTGCGTGGGTAATCCGTTGATGCGAATCGTTGACGCGCCCGTGTTGTCCTGCGCGACGATAACGCGCACTTCCAAGCCCGAGCCGTAAGCGTCGAGCGGCGGATCGAGCGCGACCGACAGCGAGTTCGCCGAGCCGGTATCGACGCCGAATTGGTACAGCGCGCGGCGCGCGCCTTTCGTCAACTGGTAGAGATCGGCGTTGGACGGATTGATGCCGCCTTTCTTGATCAGGTTGACGATTTCACGCTGCGGATACTCGATCGCTTGCGCGGGCGGGATCGACCCTTTGATACCTTGTGCCGGATTGCCGTTGATGTAACCGGCGTTGGGGTCGGAGACGCCATACGGTGCCTGATAGTCCATGACCGAATCCTTCCTTACGGCGTGCCCGCCATGGGATCACCGCCCTCAAAGCTGTAGTTGAAGGCCATGCGCGTGTGCGCCGGTTTCCAGCGCTGCAACAGACAATCGATCGGTGACTGCGTGATGATTTCGAGATGATGGTGGACGCCGCATTGCGAGTACGGCGTGCCGACGCGAAACCATTCGAGCACTGCCGTGTCCGCTTCGGTGAACCACACGAAACGGTTTTCCGGCGCGCCGAGATACCAGCGATAAAGCCCGGTCTGATCGTATTCGTAGCGGGTGTCGCCGACTTCGCTGATCCCGCACTGGAACGGCGACCACTCGCTGATGTGAATTTCGTGCCCCACCCACGCCGACATCTTCTCGAAGAACGCGCGCGACTGGCCGCCGAGCAACGTCATCTTGAAGACCAGCATCTTGCGGCGGTCTTCTTCGCTTTGCGTCTCGGGGAAGCACGGATCGGGCAAGCCCCAGGCGCGCTCCCAATCGCTCAGCAGGCCGGGATAGGGTCCGTACTGATTCGGCGCATCGGTGGTCTTGCGCGGATCGCTCTCGATTTCCAACAGGTCGGCCGCGCGGCCGTCCACGAAGCCCCACGTATACGCGAGACCAAGTAATCCGTTGACTTGCGTGCTGCCGGGCTCGCGCGGCCATGCCTGCCCGTGCGGCAGGAAGGTGAGAAATTCCACGCCGTAGCTGTCGCCGTCACGTCGCACATGACGGTCGCGCGCCAGCAATTCCCGCAATGTGGGATCATTGACCGTTGACGTGACTGGCACGCTTTCGCCCCACTGCCAACGGCGCAGAGACGATGCCGTTGTAGGTAATGTCGCCGAGCGTCGCCATGTGCCCGATGCTCGGCATCACGTCGTCTTCAGTGCTGACAAGATCGAACGAGATGACGTTGGGCACGTTCATGATCGCCCACGACTTCCACGCCGCATAGATCGTCTGTCCCGGCGCGGCCTTGGTCAGCAGCATGTCGAGCAACGATTCCTCGATCGCCGCGCGGATGGCCGTGGTGTCGGGATTGAGATTGTCGATCGCGACATCGATCGGCTGCGGGATCGGGCCGAACACGTAGATGTCCTTCACCGACACCGGCCGCCGGTAATCGATGTAGGCCGCCACCGTCTCGATATCGCTCTGGAACGGAAAGCCGCCGTTGTCGGCGCGCAAGTCGTCCATCATGAAGCGCACGGTAACGGTGCCAAGGTCTTCGCTCGCGGCCCATGCCCGCGTCACGCCCGGCACCGCCAACGCCCACGCGACGTAATCGTACTGCGCGCCACCCATCGGTGGCTCGCGGATGCGCTGCAAGACGCGAATGCGCAGATCGTCGTCGTTCTCGGTGTCGGTGCCGGTTTGCAGCGTCTCGACGAAGCCGTTCTGATCGACGCCCGGCGGCAGGTTGACGATCGACAGTCCGGCCCCCACCGGCAGGTTGCCGCCGCTGCCGGGATCGAGCGCGCGGATCGGCGCAGTCGTGGGCGCGCCGCCTTCCGCCATGGTGATCGATTCCAAGGTCTCGTATTGCGCCTGCGTGCCGGAATAGCCGAGCATGCTGTATTGCGGCAGTACCGAGCCCTGGTCGCCCGTGAAAGCAGCGGTGCCGGTCGAGAGCGTCGCCATCTTGCGGCCGGTCGAGCCGTCCGCGTTGACCAGCCAAATGTCACCGTGGCGATCGAGCCATTGCGTCTCGGCGGTGTCGGGCAAGAGTTGCAGCGCCAGCCAATCGATGTACTGCAACACCGCGTGGCAGAGTGCGCCCTGATTGTCCGACAGCACGCGAAGCACGCTGTTCGGCACCAACGCGTCTGCGCCCGGCAGCTTGGCCCGGATGGAGTCGCGCACCATGGCGCGCGTTTCGGCGAGCGTAGGCGTTACCCACGGCATGTCGGAACCGCTGTTTAGAAGGTTCTAAAGAGGATTTTCGGGGATGCCGATGTCATACCGGCTGTCGATCGCCACCATCCCTTCCCACAGGATGGCGTAGCGCAACTCGATTTCCACGATCGGGCCGCGATAGATTCGGATCAGCGCATCAATGCGCTCCTTGCCGACGCGCGTGGCCTCGACATCGAAGCGCGAGCCGATGCGGCGGTCGATGAACGGCTGGATCGCTTCGCGGATGTATTGCTCGACCCGCACCGTGGTTGCGCCCCGGCGCGAGCCCGCGTCCTCGATCTTGTCGCGTTGCAACAGCCACAGCCGCGAGCCGAGCGTCCAGCCGTCCCAAATCTCTTCGGCCTGATAGTCGCCCCACCATCCGCGCCGGTCGGTGTCGTCGGGATCGGGTAGAATGTCGCCCGGTTGCGCCAGCGCATCGGTGCCGAGCGCCACCACGATCGCCGTCGCCAGCGCCTGCGTGGTGTCGAGCGTGCCGTCGCCCAACAGATTCCAATCGATCTGCACCACGCCCTGGCCGGGGAAGAGCGTGTTTTGGAGAAGCCGGATGTCGGGCATGTCACTTCATGGTGTAGAGGCTGAGACCCCACGCGATCAGGAAGATTCCGATCGCGATAGCGACGATCCACAAGCCGCGCCGGGCGTCGCGGCTCACGCCAGCAACTGCGCAGGCATGGCGTGGATGCCAAGCAAATGCTGGCCGAACAGCAGATTAGCGGCGGCGATCAGCAGGCCGATCAGCACGATGGCCCCGATGACGTACTTGACCGGCGTCACCCATGGCCCACCGCCCATCTGCGGCCCGAGCCAATCGAGCACAAGATTGACGATGTAGAGGATGACCACGGCAACAATCACCGCCACCGCGAACCATACGATGCCCAACGGCGACACCGTGACCCCGCCCGCGATGCCGAACACCGCTGCGATGGTCACGACCAGGGCGATCAACAGCAGCGCGCCGATCGCGATCTTCGCGATCTTGGCGAAGAACGCGTCCGGCGCGACTTTATCGATCGAGGCGAAGAAGATGCCGCCCGCCGCCAGAATGGCGATGATGTTCACCACGAATTGCACCAAGCCAGAACCTGTCATGGCAACCTCCCTTTATGGTGCGGGCGCGGGCCATCCCGCCGTCACGTCATAGGCGATGACGGCGGCGATGGTGGTCAGCGCATTCACTGCGTTCTTCTTGCTGCACTGGACGGTCAACAGGCTCGATCGCCGCGACGCGATCAGGCCCATGATCCCGGAGATTTCCGCGATCGACACCGTGACCGGCGAGGTAAGCTCGACCGGCGTCCACGGGATGCCTGCGGTGAACGGATCGGGCGGCGCGACCGAGCCGACATGCGTGAGCGGCGACAGATGCGACAGCGTGCCGATATGCGAGAGATAGCCCACACCCGCCGCATTCAGATCGATGGCCGATAAGGTGTACGGGTTCGCGCTGATGTTGCCGCTGCCGGGCTGCGCCGCGATGCCGGTGTGACTGAGCGGCCCCGCCAGTCCCGGCGCGGCGTAGTGCGGCGGATCGCCGAATGAGGTTTGCAGCTTCTCGTTGATGGTGTTCGCACCGCCGCCCGTGCCCGTTGACGTGCCGACCAACACGGTATCGATGTAGCTCAACAGCGTGTTGAACGGCGGCACCACGTAGGTATTGATGTGCGCCACCACCACGGTGTTGACTTCGGCGAGCGCCGTGCCGATGGCGGCGAAGGCGTCGTTGCCGAGCGTGACGATGCGCGCATTGATCTCGGTGACGATGTTGTTGATCACCGTCACGATGTAAGTGTTGATGCGATCGACAAGCGCGCTGTTGGTGCCGTCCACCACGTTGCTGTTGACGCCGCCGACCACCGTCGCATTCACCTGATCGATGATGTTGGCTTCGTGGCCGTTGATGTTGTCGATCAGCACGTTGATCTCGGCAACCAATTCGTTGATCTGCGAGACGAGATCGTTGGTGCCGCTCGCGCCCGCCCCCATGCCGCCGAAGATGGTGGGAATGACTTGGATCGCCATCGCCGCCGTGGCGGCATCGTCGGCGTACCAGTGGTAGTCGCCAGCGGCGACCGGATAGTGCACGTGCGCCTGCCGCTTTTCGTCGAACATTTCGTCGATCAGGTCGCACTTGACCTTTTTCGCCTCGGGGAGCGTGAGCCCCTTCGCTTGCAGCAAGGTCAGAAACTGGTCGAAGTACGTGACGTACGGCGTCACGTCGTCGAAGTTGGTGCGCAGCCCATTCAGATTGGCCTGTTGATCCGGCGTCTGATACTCGATCTCTCCCCTTCCTTCCGTCCATTGCACCATCCATAGCTCGGGCGGCAACGCGCTATAGTCCATGCCTTTGACGGAGGCATTATCGACCGAGAACAGATAGGGTTTATCGTTCTGCAACCACCAGCGCACGGCTACACCTTGCAGTGAACGTCCTTTTTCACCATCAGCGGCGACGTGCACCAATTGCCACCTTCATCGTTGAAGATGCGGTGCTCTTGGTAGCGGATGTGAGTGTGATCGTCGGTGGACTGCGTGGACTGCGTGCGATCCTGCGTATAGGTGCTGGTATCGCTGCCACCGCGCGACGACACGAATTGCTGCCCGTGTTGATGATAGGTCTCGCGCCCGTTCTGTTCGGTCGCGATTTCGGACTTGCGGTTCTGCGCCAGCACGTCGCGCTGGCCCTTGGGCTTGAACTTGTCCTGTTGCTGTTGGCCATCCTGTTGCTGCTGGCCAAGCATCGATTCGTTCTGCACCTTGCTCTTGTCGTCATCCGGCGGCGGCACCAAGGCGATGCGGTTCACGCGATCGTCGCGGCACGACAGAAAGTTGCCGCCCGGTTGTTTCTCGCCGTTCTGGCCCTTCGAGTCGCCCGCCATGTGGAATTGCTGATTGTCCTTGTTGGTGCGGAACATCGCCGAGTCACCTTTTTCAAGGTGATGCAGGCGGTGGCGGCGATCGTCCATCGGC